CCGGTAAAATCGACTAACCAAGTAGTACCACCGTCAGTAACACCGGTAATTGTAAGTGTAACATTTCCAGTGGATACTCCGTCATAGCCAGTGATAGTCCAACCCGTTTGTGGTTGGCGACTGCTGCTTGACTTTGTAAATGCTAATTGAGTAACATATCCATATATGTTTCCACCATTCATTATGGCCTGCATTGTACTTGTGTGCGGAGTATAGTCTGCTGTACAATAATACAAGTAGTTGCTGTCGATGTGTATATCACCAGCCAAATCGCCTGCGGCACCATATACTGTTGTAGGCGGTGTTCCTCTTAAATGAATAGTGTCTGCAAATAATTTATCTAAACGTAAATCGTCATAGATAGCGTCGGTAAAGTCTACTGTAGTGCCTGGTTGTGGTACAACATTACTAAACAAAGCCCATTGATTTAAGCTGGCATTACGTACCAAGCCTGTGTGCTCTAATTGCCCGCTAAGTGTGCGATGTCCTACAAAACCAATGTCTAATGTGTCGGCAGGATTGTTGTTGGCAATTTGAATAATGTTATCGTCAACGGAATAGTTAGTTGTATTAATTGTAGCAGTAGTACCATTAACAAACAAGTTACCAATAGTGACATTACCTGATAAAATTTCAGCAACCGATGTTGGATTAAATGCTGTAGTTTGTACAGTTGAATCAGAGAAAGCAATATTGCCAGGTAAGTTTAAGTTACCATCAGTTCCAAAAGTAAAGAACTTACCGTTAGCATTAAGTTGTATTACATGTGTGGATTGGATTAAAGAATTGCCAGTAGTTGAACTTGGCAAGTTCAAAATACCAGTGCCGTCAAAAACCCAGTTGTAGTTGTTGCTTCTTAGTGTAAATCCGTTTGAATCGGTATAGAAACCACGTTGGCTTGTGTCACGCAAGTCAATATACTGTGTTACGCTATTATCAGTTGCAAATTTGTAAGCTGTTCCGCCATCTAACTTGGCACCATTAGGAAATGTTGTACTGCCAGTGTTATTAAATGTCCAAGAGGCTTCTCCGGAATTAATGCCTACCACTGGGCCAGCGGATAGATAAAGACCGCTGTCTACTAAAATTTGTGTACCGTCTGTCCAGGTAATTGAGTTGTCATAGTGATTTAGATATCGTGCAACATCAACATTACCATACGTGCTACCACCACCTGTGACTAAATTACCGTTAACTAATAAATTACCTGTACCGTCAACTGTTAGCGTTCCATTGGGGAATGAAATAACATTTCCGCTAATGTCTAAGTCGCCTAAGTAGTAACTTGGGGCAGGTGCTACTGTAGGACTTGCGTCAACCCAGGTGCTGTTATATTTTACATACAAACGACCATCTGTGGTATTGTACCATAACACGTTATTGGCCGGAGCAGTAGTGCCAGCGGTAACTCCTTGCCAGGCCGTTGTTTGGACTGTACTGTCTGGGAAGGTTAATGTACCGTCTTGACTAAATGTCCATTGTTTCTCAGCGGCGTATACGTTAGCGGCAATAACTACATTTTCAGGATTAAGATTAACAATACTGTTTGGTGAAGACTGAGCAGAGTTCCAAGATGCTAAATTTATCGAAGTATCATTGGCAGTCATTCCCACATTATTGCCAGGGGTATTGATGATTCCACTGGGTATTGTCAAGAAACCGTACTGGTCAAAAGTCCACTGGTTGGTTGTTCCAACGTTGGTAATAATATTAACGTTACCAACATCATTTACAAGATCTACATCGCCAGGAACAGTAGGGAATTGTAGTGTAGCCCAGCGACCATTAAATGGACCACCGTTAATACTGCTTGCAAGAATTTCTCCGCCATAATGAGGCAAGTATGTGGCCACGTTGGCATTGCCATACGAACTCGTAGTTAAATTATTAATCTGTCCTTGTTGTGCAGCAGCATTAGAAAATAGAGTTTGTATGCTACTGTTTTGTGTTGCAGCATTTGCCCATAGTGATTGAATACCTGCATCTTGCACAGATGCATTGGCCAACAATGCATTGATGTTGGCAACAAATGTAGCATCAATACCAGTAATGGTGCTGATATTATTGTTAATTGTGTTAACCGCTGATGATAAACTATTGGTCAATGTAGTGACCTGTGCTTGTGTGGCTAATACATTAACGCCACCTGCTGTGGCATTATCATGTACTCGAACAGTACCTAAATCTGTATCGTAAGTTAACTCACCCAAGGGGCCAGTGTAGCTTGTGCTTTGTGCGGTATTACCACGCTTTAATAGTATGTGGCCTACGTTTGCGTATGTTGTCATTAAATTGTTCCACCATCAAATATAACTTCGGTATCTTCGCTGACTGTTTCAGCGTAGTAAGCCGGTAACACTTGTAAATCCAAAGGGACGCCGTAGTTATCATCAATGTAGATTGGTTGTTCTGTGTTATCGCTTTGTTTAATTGTTTTAAATGTTAACTTGTAAAAACGCTGTTCAAGAGCGTTGATTGTAGCCTTATCTATTATAAAGTTAGCCAATCCCTTGGTAATGTCGGCAAAAGTAACAGCGTAACTTTCAACAGTTACCCCGTTTGTAGGGTCCTGTATTTCAGCCTGCATTATGTAACCAGTTAGATCAATACTCTTCTGGTCCTGATTTCGAACTATAACTTGTATAGGGTTGTCTATACCTTGGTAAACTTTAATTGGGCGGCTGTACACTTGGCGGTTCCTTGTTGTAAATATTGTAGGATCAAAAACTTGAACCTCAGCAAAATTTGGATATAAATATGTTTTGACAGTAATCATTTTGTTGTCTTTTAACATATTTAGCGAGAATCGTGGAAGAAATTAAACAGTTATTAGAGAAGTATCCATACTTAACATATCTCGTCTACGGTGGCAACGATTACGTTGGCATTGTACAAAATGCTGACGAACAGATTACTACAATATATGATTTTGCTGCATTAAAAAATCCCGATCAAAAGATTAGATTTTTACAGTTTGCCGACGTATGGTGGTGGGAAAGTAATAGGATTATACCTATTAATGTATTTTTAAAGCAGGATTGGCAGGAATTTAAATTTGCTGTCAAGACCATGAACAGCAAAGACGTAGATATAAAATTAGGCCCCCAGGTGAGCCTAAAAGAAATGAGTCAAAAACGCAGTAAGCGTCGTTCTATAACTCTTGTTCGCAGAGTAAGTTAATATTCACAACTACTAAATGTGCGTAGGCCACAGCGTGGCTACGTTTAAATTGATAACCTTCGTCATCTTTGTCCCAGACTGTCTCAGCAACTTCTGCCCAGGGGCGGCCTATTAAGTGTCTTTTTCCCGGACGAATAACTGCCAAGAACATGGCCATGCGTGTTATACTGTTAACGGCTTCGGGCATTTGAATTAGGGTTCGATAATGGTTCCCAATGTGTATTAATCGACCGCAGAATTCTGGGTCGTATAGTCGATCCCACGCTGGTTCTTTGGCCATCAATTCTTCTAAATGAGCTTCATTCTTTATATGGGTATATAATGATACATTCAAAAAATCTAACTTCATATAGCCACGTTCTTCGGCTGCTTGATAATCAATGCTGGCAATGCCGGTAAATGGATCCGTGGGAATATCGGTTACATAAACACCTGTGTTATGTTTGATCAATTGTCCTTCACGCATGATGCCCGCAGGATGATGTTCAAGATACTTTAATGCTGTATCTCTGTTGGGAAAGTCAATGTCAATGTCTGACTTAAACTTCATAGGCCTGCCTTTGATAGTATGTCCTTAACCCACTCAGTATCTGCTAAGTAATCTTTAAATTTACGTTGCCAATATTCCGGATCAATCCAGGGCAGTACTATTGCTATTTGCTCTTCGGTAAGTGTATCAAGAAACTCAACACCCGATGTGCAGTTGTATACAATCCATGGACTAATACGGCCAGTAGAAATATGGTAACAGATACGATTAGTGTTTCCGTAAGAAAAATAATCAGTAAAGCCATTTTTAAGATCCGGATGATCATCTGCATAGTCTTGCATTTCCTTTAGAGCACGTTCAAGGGCATCTTGTACTGCTTCTTTCTTTAGATAGTCCGGTAACCATTCAGTATACAATCGATCGCTACACCAGTTGTCTATTTTTTTATTATTACGTAATAACCAATCAAGATAGTTAGCAAAATTGAGACAACGTATAGATTGACAGTATCTTCCAAATTTGACGAAAGCGTTATAATAAGGACTGCTAACAAAATCCGCATAAGTTTTTAGCTTGGCGCTACCCTGTGTAATTTCATAAAATCTCAAATAGGCTTTTAGTCCTAATTGAACTCCTGTTTCTTTTTCTTGTTGCCAACGTCGTTTAGGTTCACATAAATGTGCGGCCAGTGTGCTTTCTTTACGAAATGCTTTTTCACAATATCGACATGTATATGCTTGTTCACTCATTTAATAACTGATTTGTTCTTATATAGTTACACAAAAATTCATTTAAAATACCATGCTCACCAGGAGCACGATGGCGTATTTCTTCCGGAGTTCCCTGTGGTCCTATAAAATTTGCAACGTCAGCAGGAGTATCTGCAGGTACTCCACGGCTGTGTTGATATTGTATAGCATACCACCCGAATCCGTCAACGATGTTAGGTACCGTTTTAAAATATTGTAATTTTGGATGACTTAATAGATCCCGATAGGAATCATCTGACTGTTGATAAACCAAAACCGAGTGCCCGCGTGTTTTTAAATCTGCTATAGCAGCCAAAATTTGGTATTGTAAATCTTCTACTCTGTCAATTAAACTGTAAACTTCTGTCTTTAATTTAAAATCAACAAAACGTTCTGATTCAGTACGGTTCCAAAAGTGTTCGTAGTCACTGGCAAATTCTTGATTTTGAGGATTACACCAACGCCCTTCAAATGAATCATTATCGCGAACACGAAGTATTGGCAGTTCACTGCGACTAATGTAGGTTAGGCCTAAAACATATAGAGTGGGGGAGGCTTGATAACTGTGTTTGAGAGTTGTTCGTAGTATGCGACTGTTGGCACTACCACCAATGGCCAATGATGTAGCTACACCAAGACCTAACTGATTGGCTAAATCTATGTGCCCACCGCCACTGGCATAGCCTTCCATGTAGCTACAGCCATTTACTACCAAATTCATAGATACTCTTTAATTTGCTGATCTGTCCAACCGTGTTTACGAGCCAGATCCTTAAGATCAGCAGTGGTATTGAGTTCTGCCATTAACTTGATTTCATCTTCTTTGGCCACTGGATACAATTCACGCAACAACTTTGCTGCTTTACTGTTGCCTGATTCTTTTTTCTTAGCAGCCAACCAGCGATATTTTTGTATGCCGGCGCCCGGGCTTATAGTACTGGCCAATAACCATTGAAACTTTTTATGTTGTGCAGTACTGATATCAAAGAAATGTCTGTTTAGGTTTTCATTTACGTTATACAAATAATAATACTGTGTATCATAATCGCCGGTTATACTGGCCGCCCATCGAATCATCAAGAATGGGCTGAACTTTTTCTTTTCTTCATCACTCAGGCTGTCGTAAAAATTACGATCTTTACGATCTAATCGCTCGAGTTCATATCCGATGTGTAGTTTATCCATGTTGTTTTGAAAGTTCGTATATGATTATACATTGTTCTAATGCACTACGCAAGGTAGGATTGTCTGTGGCTGCATGACGTATGTCTGCCCAGAGTTGATCTTCTTTAAGGCCAGCTTTTGTGTCTAAGTCGTAGTCGTATCCAATGACAAACCTGTCCTTCTTGCCTGCTTCGCGGGCATATATAGTTCCTTCTACACGT